CTTTAGTTAAGTTGAAAGTAGACGATACTCGGCGAAGTGTTTGTGCCCCTGATGTAGAAAGCAATGTACCGAATGTTGTCTCTTTTTTGTAAGATACTATTTTATTAATACCTGAAGCTGTTGCCATTATTGACTCCAAAATTATTGTTATTAAAATTATTTTAAATTAGATAAAGAGGTGATCTAGTATTGCTCAGAGTAATATCTAATACGAATCGTAATCTCTGCTCTATTATCATTTATATAGACAGATGATATTTCGGGTGTTCTGTCTATTATTATTTTATCCGAACCTTCTACTAACGTAGTACCTCTTTTAAAATAATCTTTCACCTTATCAGCCATGAGAGTTATATTACCTACACCATTTCCTTTTGGGTAGGAAAGCACAATCTGATAAAAACCAACTTCTCTATTATAGTTATCTCCATAGGTAGGGTTTTCAACTGGTAGAGGGACTAATCTCGATAACTGATATGGTTGATCAACTTTAGGTGTAAACGTTACGTTCTCAAATGCTGTTTTAGTTTGTCCTAAGCCTTGAGGCATAACTACTAGATATTTCTCAAAAGCTTTCCTCAAATTACTTTGCATATAATATATAGCACCCCTTATATTTTGCTAACTTTGTTTGCAATCAATTCACAAATAGCTTTAGCTGCTCCAATGTTATTCCCAACAACATGATAACCTTCTTTAGCTTTCCAACCATATTCAGGATTATCTTTCCATCCATCTTCAACATCGTCAGCGTGACCTATGTTATTACTAACATAACTAACTTCTTCTAAGTTGTACCTTTTACCTTGAATAATAGCATCTGCTACTGCTGCTGTTCCTGCTGCATCAGCATCTCTTGATGCCTTATTTGGTGTTCCTAAACCAACCATCCAAGAGTTCTTAAAATCACCAACATCGTTTTGTATTGCACCTTGCTTAGAGGCATAATACTCAGCACCTAATGGACTCTCATCGACAAGCATAACAGCAATCTTTTCTAAAGATTCTCCAACAAGCATTTTACTTTTCATAGCAATCTTGGCTTTAAGTGCTGCGATACCTTGCGAACCTTCATATACCGCCATGCTGTACCTCTTTAATTAAACCATTAAACACTTACACAGAGGACACGCCACATACAAGCTTCACCAAAACCTTCATATTTACTAACATCTACAACCTCAACAGATTCATCTACACCTAAGAATACATCAGTAACTAAATCACCCACTTTAGGTCTTACAGTTAGGTCAGTTGTAGATATAAGGAATACAGTTAGTTTCTTATCAACAAGGTTAGGAGATTTAACTTCCTTGTACTTAGGTTCTGTCTCAAACATCTTGATTGTATATAACGTACTTGTTGTTTCTACTGTTTGAGTTTCATGGTTATATGTTTCACTACCAATACTCTTGTAAACTCGTGTCTTACCATGTTTATCAATCAAGCGTTTTGCACCCGATTTGAAACGGTTAGATTGTAAATCCATATTCACCACCTTAAAGTGTTAGATTTCAAAAGGTTTAAAAAGTATTAGGAAATCTCTTAAACACTTGCTGGTTTGTATTATTTGTACAACTAGCATCACCATCTGTAGGAATACCCGCACCTACATCAACAACCAAGTTATCGTAGTTCTCTACGTTAGCTCGAATATCTGCTACGCTAATACCACCAGCATAAGGCATTGCACCATTAATAGCGAAACTAAAGTTAGGGTCATTCAGATACATTTGTAATGTTTTATAATAGTTATTAAACCAATCATGATCCCATGATTCAAGAACATCTGCTTTAGTGTGAGTTAGTTGAGATAAGATGAATAATACTGTCTTACCACAATCTAAACTTGCTCTACGAACATTGTTCTTATTCTTTTCTAAGTAGTAAGTGATCTCTTCATCAGAAAGTAGGTCATAGGCATTACCAATTAAACCCACGTTTAGTCTCACTTCTTGGACTAATGTTAATGCCATTATTATTTCCTTTATTTTTAATTCTTTTGTTTACTGTTCTAATTGTATATTATTTTAATATTGATGCAACCTCCTAAGAAGTTGCATTGTATTAAAACTTAATTAAACACTTGCGCCTTTAACTGCACGAACGACTGTGGCAGGTTTACGAAGAAGATGCACGTGAGAGAACTCAAGTTCCATTTCTTCTTTCTCGCCTTTAGGATCACCGTATACCCATAGGTATTGATTTTCACCAAGAGTGTTAGCTAGGTCTAGTTTTGCACTTGGAGCAACATAAGATACGAAAGTATCTTGAGTGCCTGTTGGTACAAAGTAGCACTCGTTCACAGGTAAGAAACGCTGACCGTTTACACCGTCACGGATTTCACGGAACAAGCAACCTGCGTATTGGAACTCACGGTAGAGTGTAGTGTTACCACCAACACGATTACGTAGGGGTTCTTGGGTTGATGTGTAGAACTTGTAAGCCTCCTTAACGCCAGCTTGTGCAATCAAAGCAGAGAAGAACTCAGGAGAACATAAACCTACAACACCTGTATATGTATCACCAGATAATGAGTTATCTTGAATGTGCGCAATAACTTCTTCAATCTTAGCGATTACATCAGTTGCAGCGTTAGTTAGGTCAAAAGCAACTTCTTTACGGGTTACACCAAAATCAGTGTAGAAAGAGTTATGAGCTACAGTGTTGTTAGGAGACCAAATCTTACCTTGAGTAAGTGCATAGAACTTAGCAAATTCTTCAGTCATCAAAGCAGAACGCTTCATACGAACCATCTTACGTTCCATAACAGCAGCTTTAGTTTCTGCTGCATCTGCACTACCGTAAGCACGAATACCTTGAACATCCGCCTGAGTTAGGTAATCAATTACTTTGTGGTAAGGAACACGGTAGGTGTGAATAGCACGATCATCATCTTTGTTAGCAAGAACATTACCACCACGATGTACGTCACCGATAAGACCTAATGTACCGAAAGTCTGTTCAAAAGATACTGTATCAGTAGCAATTGATTCTTGACGGAAGATACCTAGATCAGATAAAGGTGTACGAACGTTTGGAATCATTGCTAATTCTTCTGTCCAGTCCTGCACACCAAAGTTGTTTGCAAAATTACGAGTAATCATTATTTTATTTTTCCTTTAAATTATTTCAACTTGGTTATTAAACAGCAGTTAGGACTTTGATACCTAAAGTTAGGAGTTTAGCTTTCACGTCCGCAAGAGCTAGAGTACCTAGTTTAAGACCAGCAGTAGATACACCAGCAGCACCACGAGCTAAGGTAATAACAGAGGTATTAGTTGTTGCAGGAGCAGACGCTACTTGAACTACAATACCAGCAATAGCAGCAGCAGTTGCAGGAGTAGTACCATCTACTGCAACTAAATCACCAATAGCAAATTCTTTAGCTGTACCATTGTATGTAATCACTTCACGACAATGACGGAACTCAGGGAAATGTTCATACTTAACTAAGTTAGATAAACGGCGAGTTTCTTGATCAATTTTCATTATATAATTCTCCGATATTTTTATTATTGTTGTGCAGCAGCTAGACGAGCTTGAAGTGCAGCAGCTACAGGGTTCGCTTGAGCGGCAGCTTTAGAAACCTTCTCACCACTTTCTTTAGAACCTTTCTCTTTAAACATTTCTGATTCATCTACTTTAGCAGTAAGAGCTTTAACAACATCTACTACATCTTTAAACGCTTCAGCATCTAAGTCTTTAACAGCTTTAAATAGTTTTGCAGAAGCATCTACGTCAACTACAGCAGCGATTACCTCAGCTTCACGAGCTTTATCAACAGCTTCTTTTTCTTTCGCTTTGAAAGCTTCAATTTCTTGTTTAGCTTTTTGAATCTCTTCTAAAGCTTTCTGCAATTCAACTTCTTTAGCATCATACTGTGCTTTTTCAATAGTCTCAGGAGTACCTGACATATTATTATCCTCTTTTGGTACGGCTTTACCAGCCTTTTGTTTATTCTGCTTGTTTACAGTTTTACTTTCGGGCTGTTTCCCGACACCTTGAACATTAGGAATGTCATCTTTATGTTCAATATTAGGAGAAGCTTCTTTTTGTTTTAGAGCTTTCTCAACCTTTTCTTGTGTTTCTAAAACACTTAAATAATCTTGTTCACTTAGTTTTGATAAGAAGTCAACTTTGTTTTCTGACTCATGTGCTGACTTTAGAATTTGGAAACTTGCTACTTGACGTTCAACATAGTCTTGATAACCATTTTCATCATCATCATCTTCCATACCAAGCATAGTTGCTAATATCTCTGCTTCGTCATACCACATATCGAAAAACTTGCGTAAGAACTCTTCAAAGGTTAGAGTCACTTGCACTTGAGTTGCTTTCTGTATAAAATCGGGAGAGTATTTATTTGTAGCTTTCATAATCAGGGTAGAGTAACCCGAAGCTGCACCACCTTGATCTTTATGTACTAACGCTAAATGAGAACCTTCATTCTCGAAGTTAATGTCTGTAAGCTTTCGCTTAGCTTTACGTTGTTCAGTCATCGTTGTCCTCATATAATAATTCTGCGTCGGCTTTACCAGAGATGCTTACGCCAGTGTAATCGCCATTCTTAACACCTTCCCAAATGCTGTCATCGTTAAACTGTAATACAGCTAACCAACTTCCTGCTTTGATAATAGTTTCCCCCATTTTCATTTCAACAGGTGATGTATAACTCTCAACAATTGAGAACGCATTTGTATCAAATAAGTGCAATAGGTTTGCTTTACGACAGTGTATGTTGAAGTTATGACAAGCTTTGCGAACTTCTACAGCATCGTAAATGTCACCATGTAGGTCAACTTCATCAGGAGAGAGTACAAGGAATGTTGCTTGTTTTAATTCTTCTTGTGCTTGCTTGAAAACAGGAACATTTGATGTTCGTTTCTTTGTTGTCATTACTTACCCTTGTTATTGTAGTTGAGTAAGCTTATATTTATTATGTATTACAATCTACGTTGCTCATAGCTGTATTATATAACCAAGAATTTTATTTGTAAATACTTTAATTAAATATTTTTATAAATATAAGCTTTTATCATTACTTTTGTTTATTGTTTAGCAAAGGTAAGTTACCCTTCAATTTCATATTGCTACCCTGCGTTATCTAAGTTTGTATCAGCATCACTACCTTGTACTGGTGTTTTACGACTACCATCTAAAGGATTAGCTAACTCTTGTCCAGACTTGCTTGTGTTATCTGTCAAGATTTCAGTTAAGTCTGTATCTTCAGGTAGAGAATCTAAACCT